ACCGGCCATTCACCCATGTCCCGATGTTGCAGGCCGGTGATTTTGCCCTTCGGGAAGGTGGCATGGAGGGTGTCGTCACCCCACACCGCGATCCACACCGAAGTGTTGACGGAGGCGGTTCCACCGCCGTCAAGGACGTTGAAAGCGGTGTTGGAGTTGGCGGTGTTGACGGTGGAGTAGCGCGGAGAGAGACCAGTGAAGCGTTCCGTGTTGAGGAACTGGTTGCCGTAGATTAAGGTGGAGGCAACCTGCTGCGACATCCCCTCCAAAAACGCCTTGACCTCGGAAAGCCGGAACTCCGCGGTGTTGCCGTTGAGGTCCGCGATGTCCTTGTCGATCACGGCGTAGGTTTCGAGGTTGCCGCAAGCATCGACGAGTTGGGCGGTTGTGGACTTGGCGTTTGGCACGCCGAGGTTTAGGACGCGCCAAGTGGCCTGCGGCAGGCCGGTCCGGATCGTGGTTTTGTGTCCGGTCGGGAGGTTGCCCTCGACGACAAGCATGTCCTCGAGGATTTCGTTGGTTTGGGACAAGAGCTCGATGATTCGGGCAACGCGGTAGCCGTCGTCAAGTCTCTTGGCCCAGTCGGCGTAGGTTAGGGCTGAAGAACCAATGACTGCCATTTAAGGCCTCCTAGCGATTGGCTGATGGAAGGTGTGGGTATAGGGCCTGTGCTGGCGTTGGGCGCGAGGTTTCGCCCGGCGGTGTCACCGGCGCTGGCCCCCGTCCACTGACGGCTGTCCCCTCAACTGCCCGCTGCGCTAACTTGTCAATCACCCGGATGAAGGCCTGGTTGTTGCCGGTTCCGGATAGGTCCATTAGCGAACGGAAGTCCGTTACGAGTTTTGGATCGCCAAGAGATTCCAAGGCTCTGGCAATCCGGACGTTCACTTCTTGGCCTGGACCAAGTTTACCTTTGAGGTCGGGATGGGCCTGGGCTTCGTCGAGCCAGGTCTTAGTCATCTCCGCGTAGGCTTTATAGGGTTGCTGGAAGGCCTCCATAGTCTTGGTGGTGTAGAAGTCCACCAGGGACTGGGCCTGATCTTGGGTTAGGTTTAGGCCTTTGAAGAGAGTGTCGGCCTCTTTCTTGACCTCGGGGTCCAGTTCGAAGCCGTCCGGGACGGTGTAGTCCGCATACTCTTTTGGAACCTCGGCCTTGGCGTCAGCCGGCTTCGGTGGCTCGGCCGGCGCCGGCGGTTCGGTCTTGTTTAAGACCGTATCAGTCGGCGGCGGCGAAGGGGTCGTACTCGGCGTCAACTCCGGCGCTGTCGACGGGTTGTTCAATGTACCGTCCGGAGTCCGGGTCAGGCCTGACGTATCCGTCACTACTTCGTCTGGCATAGGCTTCCCTCATCATTTGGAGATATTGTTCTTGAGAGTGTTGTACCACTCCAAGAAAGAGTTGTAGTCCGATATTGCGTTCGCCCTCTGCGAAGGCCATAGCCCCGGAGTTAGTGGAGAAGGAGGAAGAGAAGACGTGACAGGATTCGAGCAGGTCGTACATCCATCCCCGGCCCGAGGGATCGGACATAATGCGAGTAATGACGCCAGCGTTGCGTTCGTCAATAGCTTTAGCAAGCTTGACCTGGCGGCGAATATGTTTGGTGTCGGAGGCATTATTCATCGAAATCGTCGTCGTGCTCTTCGACTATTTTGACTGTGATCTTGACCAGCTGGCGGGCTAGGTGTTTGGCGACCTCTAGGCTGATCGCGTTTCGGAAGGCGATCGTGGAATCATTGCCGATGTCTTCGGTCAGCAGCCGGAGGTAGGCGACTTCGAGGTCTTCTTCTAAGTCGGTCATTTCAAGGCTCCAAGCAGGATGCTTAGGAAGTAGAAGGCGATCGAAAGCCAGCCGAAGTGGATCGTTAATGGAGGACGATTGATTTCGGAGGCGAAGAGCGCCGCGATCACCGCGAAGACGAAGGCGAAGACTAGGAGGATGTTGGCTATCATGACTGACCTGTGATGCGTTGGAGGATGTTGCCGCCGCCGGGGCCGACGTTGGTTTCGCTTAAGGTTTTGGCGCCTTGGGCGATCTTTTGGGCGGTGTCGGCCTGCGCGGCGATCGCAGCTTGCTGCTGTTGTTGCTGGCGCTGGGCTCGGATATCGGCCAACTGCTGCGGCGAACGAATTAGCCGCGGATCGTTGTTGTAGAGGTAGGAGATTTTGTCTACTGCATAATCGATGTCCACATTATCCATAACAGCGGGATCAACGCCGACAAGATTGCCCAGTATACCAAGTAGCCTCTCAATACCGGTGGCCTGGCTGGCATTTTGCGCTAGCTCAATCATTGAAGTGAATTCGACGTTCAGGTGCATGCCTTGGAGTTCTGGCGGGGCTGGCGGGAAGACACCGGCGCGGGAGGCAATGCCAAAGATGCGTTCGTGCATCGGGGCAAAGCCCTCGTGGTTCAGGCGTTCGAGGACAGGGCCCAGCATAAGCATTGCCTCTGCCCGGCGCTGGTCGATTTCGGTCGCGGTGACGTTGGACCGCGTTTCGAACTGCGAAATCACCTTGAACAGGCTCATGTAGAAGGCTTCGTTGATCCGCCCCCGAACGTCTTGAAGCTGCTGCATCATCTCGTTGACTTGGGGATTGACCATGTAGACCGGGGCGAAACCAGTTTTGCCTTGGCTTAGCATTCCGGAGACGTAGGATAGGCCGCCGGGGAGTAGGGAGACGGGTTGGTTTTTAAGCTGGACATCCGCGATCATCGGCGGATTGACCATCTTATCGATGCCTTGGGATAGCCTTTTGGTTTCTAGTTGGAGTTGCTTGATATCCGGAAGAGCATCCATCCCCGGCGATCTTCCGTAAGCATCATTTGATACGAGGTCCCATCTGGTGACGATAGCTGGGCCCTCGTAAAATCCTTGCTTTCTAAGTAGGCCAGGGCTATAGCTGCTGCCTCCTTGAGGACTGGCGCTACCTCCCCATTCCCAATAGCATTCGCGGAATTTGAAGTGATCAGGGATGCCGAACTTGCGGCCATCTTGATTTGGCTCCACGCAATGGGCGATGACAATTTCGCGGGTTAGACTGGTGCCGCCGTTGGCCCACATCGCCGCGGAGGATGGGGAGAGGTTCTCAACGCCGAATTCTTCGGCAGCTTGGGAGATGGTATGGGTGAACTCCCGCATGAAGATATTAGGCCGGTACTGGCCGTCATTGTCGACGTAGAATTCGCCGAGGCAGGGGTTGTAGCAGCGGATGACGTTGTGGTAGTCCTCGTAAATCAGCATCGCGGCGGTGCCGAAGACCGCGAGGTCGAAATAGAATATCGCCAGCGAGTCGTAGAAGTTGGACTCGGCCATTATCAGCCGGGTCAGGCGTTCGACCTCGGCCAGCCACAGCGAGATGCGGTTGGTTTGGGTCGAATCGATTCTGTTGAACTTATACTTAAACCACCGCTTGGTCGGGTCGGAACAGCCCATCATCATCCCGGCGGCGAGGTTTCGGGCGGCCATCGAGCCGGTGGAGTCGAGGATGTGGTTGTTGATCGGCGACCCACGGGCCATCATATTTGGCGTGACAAGCCATTTATAGCGCCGCGGGAGAATGTAGTCGGCCAGTTCGCGGTGGTGGACCCACCAGCTGTACCTATTTACCCTAAGACCGATAAGGCGGGATTCGGCTTCCTTCCTAAAGGCAACGTCAGGTTCGTCCTGCTGGTTCGGCATCGGCCGGGCGACGGCTTTGCGGACTGCCGCCGCGGCCTCGCGGTTTAGGTGCGGATGGCCGACGGTGGTGCCGGGACCGAATTGGGCGTTAGCGGGCATCCTCCACCATCTTCTTAGGGTCGAAAGACCCCTGCCGATGCATCTCGGCCAGGGCCATTAAGAGGTTGGCCTCGCTGGGCCGGGGGCCGGGCATTTGGACCACGTTCCCACCGTCACTCGCGTCGTTGCCCGCGAACCTGCCGGAATTAGGACGAAGTGGGCCGCCGGGGACTTGCATCAGCATCCCTCATGGTGGCAGACGATCTCGGCGACGCCTTTTCCGAACATGATCTTGCCTTTCAGGATGTTAGCTAGGCCGCGGCGCGCCAAGGCGTGTCCGTGCCCGTAATGGTGCCAGTCGCCGGTCCATCCAGGCGGCGGTTCCTCAGGTGGCGGCGCCGCGGTTTCGTAGATCGCGTTGAGAACGTCTTGCTGGGCGTCGGGGTCGTTGTCGGCCTGGGAGTGAAGGTCGTTGCGGCGGATGTTGAGGATGATGCCGTTGAAGCTTTGGTTGCCGAACAGCTTCTTGCAGCCCAGGCCGAGGGTTTGGACGCACCCGCCGATCGTCATTTGCCCGAAGGCAACGTTGCCACCGAGGGTTTCCCCGCCGCACCACCAAGATTGCTGGATCCCGGCGAGGGTATCGATGTTGCGCTGACCGTCGAGGCCGTGGGCGATGACCGTCATCGAATTCGCCCCACAACTATAGCCGTAGATCACGATCTTCGTCTCCGACGGCGCTGCGCGGATTTCATCGGCGACGATTTGGGTGTCGGTATAGTTGTAGACGTGGACGAACTCGACGCCCGGGATCTCGCGGGCCTTTTCGGCGATCTCGTCGATGCCGCGGGAGGTACCGGCCCAGTTGTCCCCGTAGCCATACAGGCCCCAGACCCGGGTTGGGGTTTGGGCCGATGCTGGCGCGGGCCAAATTATGCTGGAGGCTAGGGTTAGGCAGGCCGCGAGTACCATACCTAAAAGGATGAAGAGGAAGTACCTGATTATAATCATGTGCCCAGCACCGACTTCTGGCCAGTGTTGGCCGGGTTGGTCGGGAACATCATTGAACTGAGGGCAGTGGGCTGCATTGGCTTCCGGCCGGGCTTTGAGCCGGGGGTGGTCGGCGAGCCAAACATTGGAGGCGGCGCCGGCGCCTGAGGCAAGACTGGTGCGGGGATGCTCGGCGGGGACATTGCGTGCATCAGGCGACTTCCTTTTCGAAGACGGCGATGGGATCGTATTCGTGGACGACGTGACTGCGGGCGTGTTCGCCCCCGGCCCATTCGTTCGGCTGAAGGGCGTGGGCGAAGGTCAGGACCAGGGCGTCGATGTCGTCAAGCTCAAGGTCTGGGTCGATCTTGAGCATGTCCTCTTTGGAGATTAGTTGAATTTCATCACGCCGGTTGAGAGTATATTTAATGGCAGAGAATTGCTTCCGCAAATCATGATCATCTGGCAGCATTCCTGTGCGAAGCCAGGCGCGGCAAGCTCCGTACATGCCGGATCGCTTGTTGGCGTAGCGTTCGCCGTCCGAACCCCAGACGAAGTGCGGCGTGTCGTCTTTTGCGCCGAACTGGACGTCAAAACAGTGTAGCGCCCGCGAACGGACGTTGTCGACAACACCCCCGCCGACACCCCCGCCGTCGACCATGATTCCGTCAGCGTGGTATTGGAAATTTGCTTCAAAGACTCGTTCGGCCAGTTGGACTGTAGATAGTCCTTGGAAGCGCTGTCGGGCGTAGCTTCGTGCGTCGCGACCTTTTCGGGGGAAGATGACGGAGGCGTTCTTTCCGTACCTAGCCACATCCACGCCGATAGCAAGGGGGTCGCTGAGGCCAACAACAGTGTCGCGAACCATCGCGGCGACGACATCGTCTGCATTGAAGAACTCCATTTCGCCGACGCGGGGGAACATTCCGTAGACGCGAATGCGGACGAAGTCGCTGTCCTCGCCATAGGCGCGGATCCAGCGGTTGATTTGTTCTTTGTTTGTAAAGGAGATTGAGCGGGAATCTACTTGGCGGCTGTGCCAGTATTCGGCGAAGAGTCCGCCGGCGAAGCAGTCTTTGAATCGCCCAACGTTACGAGTTGGATTCCCAAAGACCAGCCAAAGTATCTGTGTGTCCTTGTCAGTGAGAGCGCCTTCAGTTGTCTCCCAAATAACGTCTGGAATGGCGCTGGCTTCGTCGAAGATAACGAGAATCCTCCGTCCTTGGTTATGGAGGCCCGCAAAAGCTTCAGTGTTCCGCTCCGACCACGGAACCATATCAATACGCCAAGTCCGTTCATGGTCTGGATGAAAGTACGCCGTTGCAGTCAGCTTGAAGATGTCCCGCGTGATGGACATGTGATGCCACTTGCCCAGTTCCGACCAGGTTTTAGTCTTAAGCTGGGTCTCAGTGTTGGCGGTGACGACGCCGCGGGTGTCGGGCCTGGTGTCGACGGCCCATTTAATGATCCAGGAGACAAGGGCGGATTTACCGACGCCGTGGCCGCTGGCGGTTGCCTCAAGGATTGCTTCGGCAGGGGTGAGAAGGCCGTCCCGGATCCGGCCAAGGAGTTCAGCCTGCCATTTTTCTGGTCCGCGAGAATCGGCCAGGCGCCCTTCGGGCTCGCCCCACGGGAACGCGCCCATCACGTAGGCGTAGGGGTCCCCAGTGACGGAGGCCAGCCAATTGACTAAGCCTTGGTCTGGCATCAGCCCCCCACCTTAAGAGGCAACTCGAAGAGACAACTGGAGCGCGGACGTCATCCAAACTTCCTTCTAACGATCGGCGAGAAGGACCCGGGAGTATCCGACCCACGAACCTCCCGGGTCCCAGGGACCAAACGCGGTTCCATGTCGATGACGTTGCCGTCGATGGTTGGCGGGGCCAGCTGGGGAACCCCACTGCGTTTGATCGCCTTTTCGAGTTCGCCAGAAAAGCCGATTTTGACCTCTTGCGTAGAATGCTTTGAGAACCCGGTTCGGTCGGAGCGGTCGGAGGTGACGGTATTGAGTTCGCGGACGCTAAGGAGTTCGCCGGATTCGTTCGCGGCCTCGAGTTTGTCCGCCAGCATTTGCTCGGCCAGCATCATATTCCGGCGCATCAGTCGGCTGTAGGCCATCTCGTCGTTAACCGCCTCTTCGAGGTACTTTTCCATCTGCCGTTCCAGCGCCTTGACTTTCTGCGCGACCAGTTCGGCGAACGCTGGGCTGGCCTCGAGAAGACTTATTGAGCGATGGCTGCGGCCGGTTTGCCGCGAGATCATGTTATAGGTCCAGCCCATCGCCAGCATCGTCGCCAGCATATGATGGCTCTGCCGAAACTGCGCGGCCTTTCTGATGTTGAATTCGTCTTCAGTCATCCCTCACTCCCAAGGATGGCCGGCAGAGACAACTGGACCACGGATCAGTCATTCTCCAGAAACCTGAGGTAAGGAAGGGTCACGCCCATCTTCGGATCCCGCGTCCGCCGAAGCTCTGCCTCTGCCTCCCGCCATGTCCGCTCCGGCTTCTTGTCCTTAACGAACTCGTCGATTATCTTCTTTAATTCGCTCAAGCTTGACTCCAGCTGACTTCGCCAGCGCCCAAAGATCGATCCGCCGGCCAGGCCGCCTAGCCAGGCCATTGAGGCGAACCGGCGGTTGCTGCTCTGGCCGGTACTTCTCAATCAGGTCGGCCGCTAACCTAATGGCCTCCGTCTCCCCACAGAACTTCACCCAAACCTCGTCGAATAGCAGCGGGATTCCATTGAAGTCGCCCTCCGTCCAATGCCTCGCCCGGCGAAGCGGCGTTTTCATTCTGATCGCGGCGTTCCCGGCCCGCGAATAGAGATTCTTGCTCCGGCCGACGTACACGATCCGGCCCTTTAGTCTAAGCACAAAAACCCCGCCCGGGTCCGCGATATGACCCAGAAGCTCAAAACCCGGTTCCACCGGCGCAGACTCCCCTTATTATCCCACCGATTAAAGCACACTTTTAGATAAATGTCAAGAACATTCAGCCTCAAATTTCAACTTTCGCACCCCGGTTCAAGGGTATGGCCAAAGGATATGGGCCTTTTAAAATTAGAGAAAATTTGCGGAGCACCATCCGCTGGCCGCGAGGTCGGCGTTTTTGCCCCCGGGGGGTGGCCTCTGGCACGCTGCAACGCACAATGCCAATTGCCGCACTGCAACATCACGAAAGCGTGAAAATCAATCACAGTCGCGTGATTCGCCACGGCGACGCCTTCTTTTCGCCGCAAACAAGGCGGCTCAATAGGCGGGTCGCTAGGCAATGGGCCGCGACAACACATTGGAAAGGCTAAGACAATGGCGAAGATCGTAACAAGCAAGTCAAGCGGCAAGCGGTATCTGCAACTCGAACAGGCGGAGTTGACGGAAGCCGAACAGGATCTGGTTCTGGAAGCGCAAGAGGCGAACAAGGCAAAGGCGATCGCCGATAAGGCGTTGCGGGATATGGTGCTGGCAAGGACGGAGTTGCAGGGCCACGGCTTCAATCAAGTCTATGTCACGTATGGTGGCGCAGTGAAGATCGGGAAAGGCGAGGCCACAGCCGAGAAGACTAGGGCCACGGCAAAGCCGCTCGCGGCGATGCTGGCGGAGTACGCGGCGGATGGGTTTGACGCCTAGTCTAGCGGGCTAAGGATAGGGCCAGAGCGCAATGCTCTGGCCCTTTTTTTATGGGAACAAGCGTTCTCGTTTTGGACGAAAACGCCCTGGCGAGGTCGCTGGTCGCGGTAGCGGGGAGGGCGCTACAGGGGTAGCGGGCAACTTGGCAAAACGCACTGGCGGCCACGGCAGGGCGATTGCGGGCCGGTCTGGCGAGGGGCGAGGGTCGGCAAACGCGGCAGACGCCGCAGAAAGGGAAAGGCAGCTATGATAGTGCTAGGGTATATCCAATATACGAATTGGGATTATCGCATACGAGACGAGAGTCGGTGTCCTGATAGTTGGCGAGGCTTCGCAGACACCGCATACAACCCGCGACATGTCCCGGTGATACCGCTAGGCGTTGATTACTACAAGGATACCGTCGTAATTCAGCGCCAGTTTGTCTACGATCCAGAGGTAAGCGCAAAGGCCGCAATGTCCGTGTTCACGCCCACGGCATTCGTGGTTGCCTCGGAAGGATAAAGCCCGAAACCCCGCTAACAAGCGGGGTATGTGCGTTAGGCGCACACTGAAGATGGGCAAATAGGAGGAAGGCAATGCGATACGCAGTGAGGACGATACTACACCACAAGGATGGCCGCAGGCAACGGTGTTATGTACCGGCGACAAGCTTGCGGGATGCCGCGAAGCTGGCGAATGCTATCGCCAAGTGTGGTGAACGGGAAACTGAGCCAGTGGTTCGCGTTCAGGATTATTGGATTGACGCCGCGCTGGTGCAAGGCTTAATCGAAGACTTGCAGGACGTTGTTAAGGAGCAGACGGAGCGAGAAAGGGCAGGGGAGTATGAATGAAACCGCGTTCTTGATTTACGCTAACATCGCAATATGGGGAGGGCTAATCGCCCTTCCCTTCCTGCTTAGGAGGATAGGATGAAAGGCCAAAGATATCTTACGATAGTTGTCGGCAGTCTCCGGCGTGCACTGGCCGAGGCAAGCTGGTATACGAACCGAGGCTTCGCGGTGGAGTGGGAATGGAGGATAAACCGGCGAAGAAGAGCGTACTGCGTGATATGGATTTGGCGGACAACAGCAGGCTAAGGAGGACGACGATGACTGACGACCAAGCTAAGCGCCTAGCCTTTAATGAGACTTTCGAGAAGCTTTCCGAAAACCGCGGGCTGAGCATGCAGGCCCGAAGCTTCCTGCAATGGCGGATTGCGAAGAACCGCGAAGTCACCGCCGTTGATAAGTATGTCGAGGACCTGTTGAAGAGAGAGGAAAGGCCCGGCTGGACGATAAGACTGTTTAAGTAGATCACGAAAATGTGATCGCCGATCACGACTTCGTGAATTGGAAGTGATCGCGACCTATGCTATACTTGCCCCAGCCTTGATAGGCAATGCGCGATACCAGCGCGACCCCGCCGGTGTACTAGAGCGCAACCTATCAAGGCCCCTTTTAACATAGGAGAAGGCAAGATGGCGGAAGCCAGACCATTGCAAATCCCCGTTCCTAAAGCGGGGAAGGAAGTCACGGTCGAGATCGACCCGAACGAGGTTATGGCCGAGTGGCCGGAGGATACGATCCGGGAAATCCTTACCCAAGGATTGAAGGTCGTTCTTAATCGGGGCCAGACGAAGCTGAAGTCGGTTCGGAATATGACCGACAAGGCCGACGCGGAAGCCGAGGCTAAGGCTATCGTGGCCACGGTCGAGAAGCAGATCGAGCTTTGCAAGGCCGGGAAGATCAAGGTTACTGGCGGCAAGACCAAAGCGGCCGGCAGCAGAAGCCCGGAACGGGTGATCGCGATGCAGCTTGCGCGGCAGGCTGTGAAGGATGAACTGAAGCGCCGGAATATGAAGCCCTCGCACTATGCACAGAGCGAGATCAGCAAGATGGCTGAGCAGCTTCTCCAGTCTGGCAGTGAGGTTGCGGAAGAGATACTCGCGGACGCTAAGGAGGAAGCGGAGAGACGCGAGGCCAGGAAGCAGAAGGCCAGCGACAAGCTGGGGATCGACGTCGGCGCCATGGAAGTGGACGAGGCTTTGGTGGCCAAGGCGAAGAAGCCGCGGGTTGCACCGGAGGTTGCGGCCCAAGTTGTTCAGGGAGTGCGGAGCACACGTCGGCCGGAAGCCCGGCACTAACGGACTAAGGCTAGGGGGCAATTCTGCCCCCTAGTTTCTTCATCCGACCCAACTATGGAGAGGCTTAAATGTCGGATATCACGCAAGTTACAGCGGGAGATGACGAGATGGCAAACATGGCCCAGAGGTTCTTTACGAAGGCCAGCGATGCCATCGTGCAAGCTTCGCGGTTAGCGAAGGTAGTCGAAGACTTGCAGGGCCAAGTCGCCAATCTTACGGCAAGGATCGACAGCGTGGTCGCGGAGAACGAACAGCTGAGAAGCGAACTAGGCCAAGTTCGCGCAGAGCGGGATGACTATCGCAGTCGGCTCCAGACTTCGGAGACGGAGCATAGCCAGACGAAGGCAGACTTCGCCCGCCATCAGGAGGAAGCGGCGAAGACTTTGGCCGATACGCAGAGTGCTGCGGCCAATGCACTTAACGAACTAAGCGCCAAGTACGATCGGCTGGACGAGGCCCACATCAGCACTATGAACATGCTGGCCCACACTCAGAGATGGCTGGAAGAGGAACGGGCGAAGACGGCGGCTCTGGAGAAGGACTTAAGCGAGGCCGAGATCAAGCTGGAGGCCATCGCCAATATCGTCGCGAAGCCGGTCACGGAGCAGGTTGAGGAGGCTGCTCCATTCACGGACCCTACCTCAGCTTCATCGCCAGCCTCTTCCGAACAGTCGTCATCTGGGACTGAACAGCCCCGGAATGATGACGGGAAGTTTGAGGCTGTGCCGATGGCAGCCAGGGACTTTAGCTACTAATGGCCACACTGGCGCAAGCGTTTGATGAAGCCAAGCGGAATAACATACATAAGAAAGCGCTTGGCTTCGCCCTTTTGGTGGTTTATGAACGGGAGAGCGACAGGCCTTTCGTCCAGATCGCTGCTAGGAGTGAAGAAGGCGACCGTAAGCTGGCGGACTTGCTAGGCAAGCTTGCGGGACAATACGTAGCTAAGCTCTAAATTAGAGGCCCCTAGTCGCAAGACTGGGGGCCTTTTTTGTAAGCCTCAACAAAGGGAGAAAGGCAATGGCTGAGATAATTAGCACGCGGCTACGATTCCCCCCTGGTCTACATCGGCTGCTGGTCAGGGCGGCCAAGCGTAATAATCGGTCGCTTAATTCCGAGGTCTTATGGTGCATCGCGCAACAGCTTGGCGGCGAAGCACATAAGCTTGTCGAGCAAATGGCAGTCGAGCAGCGGAGGATTATAAAGGACACGTTGCAGGCGCTGATTAAGGATTTGGAGGAAGGCCATGGCTGAGATTTGCATCTCACTGGAAGCCCTCAGCATCCTGAGGCTTCGCAGCAGAAGGCCGTTAACAGGTGTCGCCAACATCGGCGATGGTATGTATCTGGTAAAGATAGAGGACGAAGACTACCGCCTGATTGAACAGGTCGCGTTCGATGACGAAACCGCGAACGATGTTATTATTCGGATGCATGGGATTAGACATGGGTATAACTAGGGGGCTTCGGCCCCCTTTTTTTATTTTCGCGCCTGCGCGTCGCGCTGCGCGGAGCTTACCTGCGCCGGCGAACGCCGAAGGCAGAAGGATAGAATATGGCCAAGAGAATCGCCCATAAGGTAACGGTCCTGCGGTATTTCGGCCGCTGGCGGGCGATGTGTTCCTGCGGCTGGATGGCCTTTCAAAAGACCCCTAGAAAACCGGCCTGCCCAAACGCCTGATATTTTTCGATAGCTCTACCTAGTGAGACCCTAGTGACCCCCTAGTGGAGCCCTAGTGAACCCCTTATAGCCTAGTGATCCCAGACCCCCCGTCCGGGTGGCATAGGGTGTAGGGGTGTAGGGGTATTAATATATATATATATATAAATATACTCCCCATACTCCCCCCTCGGGGAGGGGGGTCGGGATCACTAGACTACCAGGGGGTCATCAGGGACCTACTAGGGGTTCACTAGGGTATCACTAGACAGAGCTAATGAACCGGGAAATCAGGATGCGATATTTTCAACCTGAACGCGAATATGGTTGACATTTATGCCAAAGTATGCTATACTTAGGCTCTAGAATGAGGAAGGGGTATGGGCCGTCACAAAGCTGATTTAGACTCTCTTATTCATCCAGTGGAACGCCTATTAATGCGGCGCCGTATACGAATGGATCTCCTAGACACTCCATGTTGGGAGTATACGGGCTCTAAAACAGAGTTCGGATATGGCCAGTTGAATGTCGGATGCGATGAAGAAGGAAAGGTAATTCCACAGTCTACACATCGAGTTGCCTACACCTACTGGGTAGGCTCTATCCCAAAGGGTATGTCAGTCCGCCATATGTGCCACAACCCATGGTGCTTTAATCCAAAGCATCTACGTCTTGGCACCCAGCAAGAGAACGAGGACGACAAGATTCAGCATGAGAGAATGATAGCGCATAAACTTGCACAGCGAAAGGCCGATGTCATGTTATACAACGCCAAGTCCACCAGAAATCACGAGATAATCGAAATCACAAAGTTCGACTCCGACTTCAACGTCGAGAATGTTTACCTCGTCGGGCCGCGTTCTTGCGAGTGCCAGGGATTTGAAAGGGCGAAGCGCTGCCGACACACCGCGATGTTTACCATGTTCCGCGTGAAACGCGCCGTGGACAGTGATTGGTTTTTGAATTTCGACTCCCGCGAATGGCTTCGTCACGCGGAAGTGGCTGTCGGTAATGGCCAGATGTTGGTTGACCGAGTTGTTGAACGGACCCCCGACGATTTAACAATCGGGGAGGGAGTGACTGGCCTTTCCACTCCCGAACCGGCCCCGGTCGCTGCTAAAGACCCCGCGGCGACCGGGGTATTTAGGTTTCGGAAGTTCACCTAAGGGCCCGGGGAAATTCGCCCGCAAACGCAAAGCGAAATAGGAGCGATCATGCCGGTTGACCAGCTAATCACGCTGGAAGAAGTAGAGGCGGAAGCGCAGCGGTGCCGCGCCATCCTCGACAATGAGCCGCCCGACGAAGGGTCGGACATGCTCTACGCGGCGTACAACGCCTTACTGTTCGTTCTTGGATACGGAGTCGAAGTTCCGTCTAAGCAGTTTCATGGCCCGAAATGGGCCATGGCCGATTACGAGATTAATCCACCCGGCGACCCTATCCTAACGCGCAAGCCTGATGGGCGCTGGATTTATCACGAGAAGGGCTTCGACGATTGCCCGATCGAAGATCTGCCGCCCGGTCGGATGCTCGGGTGCATTCACGATCTAATCGCCTTAATCATAAAAGGCATGACAATATAGGAGAAATAGGCCCATGACCGAGCAGGAAATAAAATCGAGACTGAAAGCTCTTTCGGACTATGAATTTTCGGTCATCCGAATTGGCGAAGATAGCGACGCGGCGGACCGGGAATTGATGCGAATTATAGAAGCCAAGTCGAAGCTAAATTCCATGCTTCGTCAGTTGGGTACTGTCGGCCACCAGCAATGATCATCAACTACATCGTGTTCTCAATCCTCGCGGCCTGCGCTTTGCTGTCCGCGGCAGCAGTAGCGTGGGCCGCTTACGACTTATGGAGAGGCAAATGAAACCGAGTTTCTGTCCGTTTATATATCGCGACCAGCATCATATCTACCTTGAGTTTGAGAGACAGGTCCTGCGCTTCCCATTTACTGACGGGGGGCTGTTCAAAGCCCTACGCCATATCCCTAATATCCAGGACCAGCCGGGGTATCTTACCGGCCTGCGGAATGTCACCGCGGACGTTCTAGAACCTGGGCATGTCGCCCGGAAGACTAAGACCAAGGTCAGCCCGCGGAGCGAAGCAGAACGCCGGATCGCCCGGTTTTCTCCGAAGACTCGGGCCGCGCTAGGCAGCGTGATTGACGCCTACGGCCCGCCGAAGGGACCGAAGCCAAAGGCAGACAAATGATGATCGTCCTCCCTGACCTGCCACAGGGCTGGGCGTTGGCCGCCATTATTAGCATCGGCGAGGAATGGCAAGTCAACCTTAGAGATGATACCCACGTCGCCAGTGCCACCGGGGCCACACCTGCCGAGGCCTGCGAAGCGGCCATTGAGAAGGTCTTCGACAACGTCTTCGTCGGCGTCATCTACCACCTGGTAGACGAAAAGCCGCGGTTAGATCACGGCGATATCCTACGCAGTCTTGGGGTGAAACCCTCGGCGCCGATGAAGAGAAGGAGTTTCACTTAATGACTTATAACACCCAAGACGCGCCAACTCCACTCGGTACTGAAACACTGACCGGTGATTTGGAGCGGATCGTAAACCGATTAGAACAAGCCATATCGCGACTTGATGACATGCACAGCATAGTCTACGGGCCGACACCACGGGCAATGGCGAAGGAGGCGGAGAAGCCTTCTACTTCGCTGCGCTTCTATGTCAGCGAAGCACATAGGGTGCTTGGCGTCTTGGAGGCCAGTATCGACCGACTTAGGACGGGCCTTTAAGCCATGGCCAAACTCAAGAAAGCTAAATCCGACCCCAAGATCGCCTACGTCTACCACCCCGTCAACGGCGAACAATGTTCGAAGTGTGTGATGTTTAGGTCGCCGGACGAATGCACCGACGTCTCCGGCGACATAAGCCCGAAGGGCTGGTGCAAGATATGGAGCAAGAAATGACTCGCCTTCCCTACGAAACCAAAGCTGGGAATTTCAGCCGGGGCGAAACCGTCAAGCAGGCCGGGGAGTACGCCCGCCTTCTCGCGGAGTGCTACTACATCCTCGGCCACGACGATAAAGGCGCCGGGCATAGCACTCGCGGCGACCTCTTAATCAAGGCCGGGGAGAAGATGGAACAGCAGCACAAGCTGATCTTGATGATGGAAACCAGAGGGGTGAAGCAATAATGGAAGCCAAAGTCCTCAATCCGACCCCAGAGATGCTCCACATCCGCCATCTCTACACTTCAACCAGAGACAACATCATCGTCGATTCCTACGCCGGGACCGGCAAGACCACCCTCGCCGAGCAGCTAATCGCGGCCACCCCGGTCGACAAGCAAGTTTTGTACCTCGTCTTCACTAAAAAGAATAAGGAAGAGGCCGAGACCAGGTTCGCCGATAAGACCGCGGACGGCATCGTCACGGCCCCGGTTTTAATCAAGAACCTGAACGGCTTCGGCTTCGGCGTCTGGCAAGAGACCCTCGGCCGGAGGTTTGGGGTCAACCAAAAGAAGACCCTCGAACTGTTCACCGGCCTCGTTGACAGCCTAAAGCGAAGCCAAAAGGACGAGGCCTGGGCGCAGTACTCCGAAATCAAATCCGCGATTGGCTTCGCGAAATCCTGAGGTTACATCCCCGATCACAAATTCCAGGACGCCCACCACCTGATCCGGCGGGATGCCTTCTTCAACCAGTTCGAGGAACGGCTTTCTAGCTTCGCGATGCGAATCGTCGACGAACTCCTAACCCGAAGCATCGCCGCGAGTTACAACGGCAACATCGACTTCGACGACCAGAACTACATGCCCGCGCTGTTCGGCGGGAAGTTTCCCTACTTCCCCGAAGTGATCGGCGATGAATTCCAAGACTTCAATCCGGTTAATCATGAACTCTGCGCGAAACTAATCGCCCGCGGGGCAAGGCTTACCGCCGTCGGCGACCCCTTTCAGTCGATCTATGTCTTCCGCGGCGCGATGCGCGGTGGCATGGACATCGCCGCGCAACGCTTCAACATGACCAAGGCCACCCTATCCGTAAGCTTCCGCTGCCCAGAGGCCATCGTCCGCGGTGTCCACTGGCGGGTTCCTAATATGAAATGGTATAAGGAGGGCGGCATTGACAGAACCCTGGGGATTACTTCTCCTAGCGATATCCCTGATGGTAGTGTTATCATCTGCCGAAACAATGCGCCGCTCTTTTCTCTGGCGATGCGCCTTCTGGCTGGCGGCCGTAGTGTCAGCGTTAGCGGTTCTGAGATTGGCCCTAAGATCACTGGCATCATGAAGAAGTTCGGGCCCCTTTCTTTAAGACAGGAGGAAGTCCTTGCCAAGATCCAAACCTGGCTCGACGCGAAAATCGCCAAAGAATCCACCACCGCCCAAGATACTGCCGATTGCATGCGGGTATTCGCTGGCCGAGGAAATACTCTTGGACTTGCGCTGGCCTACGCCGAAGACCTCTTCGCCCGGCGTGGACCCCTTACCCTTATTACCGGCCACAAAGCCAAAGGCTTAGAGTGGGACCGTGTTTATCACCTGGACCCTCAACTCTGCCGCGACTCCGACCAAGACCAGAACCTCCGCTACGTCATCAAAACGCGTTCGCTCTGCGAATACTACGAATTAACAACGGGGGACATCAATGACGCTGTCGAATAACGTTGATGCTTATCGCGACTGCTACGACCTGTTTGACAGGGCCGTGGTGGCCGATAACGGGATCAAAGTCAAGGTAGATTCGTGGGACGCGGGGAACCATCTGCGCCAGCGACTTCACTACTACCGGTCCCTGGTCAGAATGAGGAACCGCGAAGCATACATGCCCGGCGACGCCGAATACGGAACCTCGGGCTACGACC